CACTTTGCCGGTACCGCGGGCGAAGCCGTTGGCGATATGCTCATCGGCTGCATCCAGGATCAGCTTCAACTCCCCATCGGAGAGCTCACGCCGAGCCGTGACGGGTGGGCCGTTGTTGATGACCTTGAGCGACCCCGGCTGAGTGGAAGTTTTCGCTACGCTATCCAGCGTTCGGTCAAGCTTCGCGCTGGTCTCGGCAGTGGTAACCCGCTCGCCCTTTTTGAGGTTCCAGGTCCCGTCAGCCGGAACGTAATCGATGCCGTCGTGCGCCTGGCCGTCGAGCGAAGCGCCCACGGCCGTCATCAGCACACCAGCTGCGCCGGCTGCCGCGATCGCAGCACCAGGCGCAATGGCCGGACCAACAAACGGCACGCCGATCATCGACACAAAGGCGTTCAAGGCTGCCATCGCCACCTGCGCTGCTGCGAAGGAAAGCAACGCGTGTCCCATGGATTGGATGAATGTTGCCGCGAAGCCCTTGATATCGAGCTTCCCGGTCTCGGCCCACTCGGTCACGGCGTCGGTGAGATTGCGCAGGGTGTCAGCGCCGACTTGCTGCATGCTGCCGTAAAGGTCCATCGCCGCCTCGGCCTGGGTAGCGAAGCCGCTGAGGAAGCCTGCCGTGCCGTTCAGCTGCAACTTGTCGACATCCTCGTAGTACTTCTCCTGCATGGCCCGGCGTTTTTCCAAGGCTTTTTCGAGGATGTCGTTCTCGCGTTCGTACGCCGAATCCGACACGTCGCCGGCTTCATGCCGCTTTCGCAGATCTTCAATCTGGTCTTGGTAGTCCTGTTCGATGGCCAGCATGTCCAGGGCACGTCGCTTAATCTCGTCGCTGCTGTAGGCATTCAACAGCGGCGCATCCAGTGCGCGCTGATCAATGTTCAGCTGCCGTTTTACGCTGGCATCAAACCCAGCGACCGCCTTGTCATCCTCCTTGGCCTGCTTCAGCTTTTTCAGCTGGTCCAGTTCAGCAGCCAGGCCCTTCAGGCGCTCCTGCTGCTTGGCGCTGAGCCCGGTGAGGTTTCCCGACTCCAGTTCGAACTGGAGCTTGGCGATCTCTGTCGCTTCCTTGCGCTTGTCGGTCTCGGTGTTGATGAGGGCAATCTGTCGCTTGTAACCCTCCTCGGCAGTATCGAATTGCCCCTGAAGCTTCTTCGCGGCCTGCTCCGCCGCCTTGGCCGCGGCGAGAGCTTCTGCGGTCGGAGCCTTGAAGGTGCCCTTAGCGCCTTCCTTGTTCACCAGGGCAAGCGCCCCAGCGATTTCCTTGATCTTCCCACTGGCCTGCCCGGACGAGCCGGCCTGGTCAACCCGGACCCAAAGCTTGTTGTAGCGCTCGTCGAGCTTGTCCAGATCCTTGCCAACATCGCCAGCAAGCCTTGAAGAGTTCTCCCGGATTTTGTCGATGGCCTCGAGCGGCTTCGACAGGTCGACGCCCTCAAACGAACCGCCGATGATGTCCACCAATCCGGATATTGATTTCCCGGTCAGCTCAACGGCGTAAGCCAGGGCTAGGGCCGTCTTCGCCCCGAAGTCCATAACCGCGCGCAGGCCGTCCGACAGCGCTGTCATCGTCTCCGTGTCCTGGCTCAGGTCGAAGAGGATGTCCGAATAGCCGCTCAGCGTAGGCATAAGTGCCGAGGCGAGCTGGTTTTTGATGCCGGCCATGGATTGCTGAGCCAGCCAACCAGCAGCTGCAAGGTTCTGCGTGGCAGCGATGGTCTTCTGATCCATGATCGCACCGGCTTTCTCGGCCGCATCGCCCAGGACGTTGAACCCAGCGCCGTTATCGCGCAGTAACGGCAGCAGCAGCGTGGCGTCATTCGCCAGCGATTCCATCTGCTGGGTCATTTCAGCCTGGCTAAGACCTGCTTTTTCCAGGCTGCTTGCGAACAGCTGCAGCGCCTGCGGTCCAGATAGGTTGCGGAACTGCTCGGCGGTCACACCAACCTTCGGCGCGATCGTCTTGAAGAAGTCCTGAAGCTCTCCCCCGCCATTCAGCAGGAAATCACCCACCTTGTCGTTCACATCCTTGAGGATGTCGGCGAACTTGTCAGACTCGATGCCTACCGCCTTGGCGCCGGCGGCGTAGCGCTGGAACTCGTCGGTGTTACTGCCGGCGACAGCCGAAAGGCGGCTTATCTCGTTGGCAGCATTGACCGTGGATACCGTGAAGGCTGCGAGCGCTGTAACGCCGGCAGCGACCGCAGCGCCGATCGCCGTGCCGACTGCCTTGGCATTCTTTTCAACATCTTTTCGCCATTTTTCGGAGCTTCTCCCGGCCTTGTCCATGCCTCCAACAAAGCCGCCGACTTTGGCAATGACATCCAGGGTCAGGGTGCCGAGGGACCTCGATGCCATACCCTTCTCCAGCTGAACGAAGCGAATGAGTCACCCCCAGGTGCTCATCGCCTCTACAAGTGAAATTTCCCGGTCGTCGTGGTCATGCGGAGCAAAGTCCGCAACGGTGTAGGGCGGCGGGCGCTTCTGCTCATTTCGATGCAGGTTGGCCGTCAGCGCCGCCAACACAGCCACGGATCGCTCGATGCGCATACCCAGGTGCAGCGAGCCTCGGCGCTGCCGAAACCTGACCCAAGACCGAAACTCGCTTAGGCTTAGAGATTCTTTGGCTTGCGCGATCGTCGGCCCACCGACGCCGGAGAGGACGAGTTCGTGCCAGATTTCGTCGAGTTCGGTGAGCTCGTCGTCTTTCCCAGGTCATTTACCTCCTGGATAGCGAAGAGCAGCGCTACCGATAGCGCGCCATCAAGCGAGCCCAGACGTTTGGTACTTTCCGGATCTTTCGCTAGCTCGACCGGATCAAGCGGGCCATGGGTGATGTCCAGGGGACTGCTGAACACCGGGTTTCCATGCTCGTCGCAGATCGAGGCTGCGATCTTGCCGGCAATGCTGTCCTGCTTGCCGTTGAACGAGAGCACATCGCTCACGGCAGTCTGGTAGCCGAGAGGCCGGACGAACACGGTTGCATCGAAGGCGGTGCCGTTCTGGCGCCACTTGATCTTCTTTTCCACCGGTCGGCCAGTGAAGGAGCCAGCGCTTTTCAGCGCGTCGAGAGTCAGCTTCATGGATTACCTCAGCTGGTGGATTTCGGAATCCAGACGCCACGCCCAGAGCGCTGGATAGTGGCGGCCGTGCTCACGACAGAGTTGGCAGCAAAGTCGAACGGAAAGTCCGACACATAGCCTTCGAAGATGTACCAGGTACGGTTGGTCGGCAGTTCGAAGTCGTCACCAGCGGTGTTGACCGTCGGGAGCGCGGTCGGCTCGCCATCAGCGTCGACCGGACCATCGGACCAACCGATAGCCCATTTCTGCTTGGTATCGGAATCCGACTCGGACAGCTGGTGCAGGCGCACATGGCTGGCATTGGCAGGGTCAGCATTCACCGTCAAGGCCGCCTGCCCCGGGGTGCGGAGCCCCTTCTTGTAGGTACGGTCCTTGTCCTTGAGGCAGGTATCTTCGATGGAGTCCGCCGGGTTTCCGCCAGGGTTGAAGGCAGTGGCGCATTCCACCTCAACCACTGCCATCGGGCCAGTTGGGGTAGGCTTATCAAGCACGAAGACCTGCGTGCCTTGGGTCAAAATCGACATGGTTGTCTCCTGTCGGACAAAGAAAAGCCCGCACTCGGCGGGCCAGGTTTGCTCAGCGGCGGACTATCCAGTCCACGTCGAAGCTGGTTCGGTAATTTTTTGTGGTGGGGTCGCGGGCCTCGCCTCCCCAACGGGTGACATTGGCGCGCAGCTCAATGGCATCGCGAATCGCATCGCGAACTTTGCGAACCGAGGTGCCGGTGGTGCCGTACACGTCGATCTGCAACGAGAACCCGTCCACATCTGGGCGGCCAGCCAGGTAGTTCTCCGGGCTGCCGTTCACCAGCTGCCACACCGCGTATGGCTTAGCCACACCCTCTGGAGCCTCCCCAAAGGAATAGAGCCGGAGCGCAGCGCCGGTACCAAGCAATGCAGTAACACCTGCAGCCTGGGAGCACACTTGAAAAATAGGGGCAGTCATTTAGTCGCGGCCTTCTTCGCAGCGCGCCGGATGGCGCGGTCTATAGCCTTCTCGTACTCGGTGACGAAGGTGCTGGTGGCCTCGCTGATGCTGCTGGCCAAGGCCGTACGCATGAACGGATCAGCAGCCATGTTCTCGGTACCGAACTCGATCAGGCGCCAGTGCGGCGTGGGCGAGTTCGGACTGAGGTCGCCGCCGTCCTTGAGCACGGCGCCGTGAAGCACGCCGATCCGGAAACCGAGGTCGCCGGTCAGCTTGAACAACTTGCCGTCCCAGCGCAGGACGATGTTGTCCGAGATCGAACGGCCGGTTGCCTTGTCGTCGATTCGCTCGGCGCCGTCCTTGGCCTTCTGCATCACCACCTGAGCGGCCTTGCGCAACGCTGCCCGACCACCCTTTCGGCGAACGTCATAGCTGACCGAGTCCAGCTTCCCCAGCAGGCTATCCAATCCGGTGATGCTGAACTCGACGCCGTCAGCCATCTTTCACCCCTTTCGACACGAGGATGGTGAGGTATTCCTGGCCGGACTTCTGATCTTCCAGCGGCGGCCCTTCGATGCTGTAGATCTGGCCGCGATGGACGATGCGCATGGATGACAGAACGTCAGGGCGGTACCGAATGACTATCCGGGCCGTGGCCTCCGACTGAGCCGCTTGAGCGGCAATCAGGTCTTTAGCGGATAACGGCTCAACCGCAGCCCAGGTGCTAGCAAACATCTGCCACGCAGGATCACCAAACTCGCCTGAACCAGGGTCGCGCACAGCGGTAAAGTGCTGAATCTCGACAGGATGCCGAAGATCACCGGCTTTCATGGCATCACCTCGTCTGGCGGCCCCCTCCAATCGCGGGAGGACCAAAGCAATGAGTCGACCGCCATCGGCAGTTCTGTGGCGATAGTGCCGGTTACGATGGCCTCGCGATTCGCGTAGGAGTGGCCAATCAAAAGGAGCAACGCTGCCTTGAAGCTGGCCGGGAAGTCAGCCGCGTCGATCAACTTCGGGTTGTCGCAATACCACAGAGCCCAGGACAGCGCCGACTCAGCGTAGAGCTCAATCAACGCGTCTTCTGCCGAATGATCGACACGCAGGTGCTGCTTGATCGTTTCGATCGGAAGAAGCTCCAGCGCGGTCACGGTCATTTTTTCTTACCTGGCTTCTGCTCTGGCTCTGGCTCTGGCTCTGGCTCTGGCTCTGGCTCTGGCTCTGGCTCTGGCTCTGGCTCTGGCTCTGGCTCTGGCTCTGGCTCTGGCTCTGGCGC